TTATGAACTACTCTTGGAATTTCTACCTCGATTATTTGTAAATAATTTCTATTTATTATTCGTTATTTACTTTATTGTATCTTCAATGTACCACTATGTCTGTTAATGAACAAACCCCTTCTTCACTAATTTCTAAAACTGTAAATACTGTTATGACTGATTCTCGATATGCCGCCCATGCTAATGCCCTTATCAACCAATCATATGATAATTCACCCTTTGATTTGACTGTTGCTGATATACCTTGGAATTTATCCCACCTTTTATCTAAACCTATTTTAGTTTCTGAGTTTAATTGGCTTACTTCTACTGCCATTGGAAACACTCTTGCCGTTTTCAATCTTCCTGTTGCTATGAACTTTTCCCCAAATATGCTTACCAATATTTTTAACATCGCCACTTTTCTTCGTTGCGGTGTCCGGGTTGAATTACGTATTAACTCTAATAAATTTCAAGCTGGTAATTTACTTGTTCAATGGAAACCTATGCTTCCATTGTCCGCCCCTCATTACACTGTTTTTGATAATATACATTATGCCACATGCTTACCTCATGTTACTGCTTCTGCTGGAAAATCAAACACTGCTATCCTTGATATCCCATTTGCTGATATATACTCCTGCTATTCTATCTTTCGGGATGGAGAACCTAATCTTGGTGAAATTGCTGTAATAGTGCTTAATTCTCTTGTTGTCGGAGCCCAGGGTTCCCAACAAGCCACTTGTTCTGTGTTTTGTTCCCTACTTAATCCTGAAGTTCGGCATTTGCTACCTACAAGTGCTGGCTTTGCTACCCCTTCATTTTCTGATACCCTCGGCGTGGTTGCTCAAGGATTGGAGAAATCTAATTCTAAGAAACCAGACTCTGCTTCTAATCAAGGTGGAGTTTCAAAACTTCTTGGTGCTGGAAAATCGGCTGCGCTTGCTGCTGCTGACTATGAGACTGGTAATATTCCTGGTGTGATTACTAATGGTATTTCTGCTATTAGTGGTGGAATTGATGCCGCTACTTCTTTATTTGCTGGTAATTTTGACAAGCCTAATGTAAATCAATTTCCTCAACCCTTCATTCGTAATACGATACTTAACCCTTCCCTAGGCGTTGGAGATGATACTGCTTCTGAGTTAAATTTGTATCCCCATACTTTGCATGCTCCTCCCCATTATTTTGCTGGTGCCTCTGCTGATGCCATGACTTTTAAATCACTTGTGACCAAACCCTCTATGATTTTCACTTATTCGTGGAGCACCTCTGACAATGCTAATGCTAATATTTTCTCTTACCAAGTTTGCCCCTCTTCTTTTGGTACAAATCTTTCTGGATCTGTCATACAACCCTCTTGGCTACAAGCTGTTGCTTCACATTTCTATCGTTGGCGTGGTACGATTGAGATTGAATTGCGAGTTGTTGCAAATGAGTTTTATACTGGACGTTTGCTTTTTGGATACACTGCTGCCCCTTCCATTTTGTATGATTCTGTTAATA